CGCTTATTATAATCTTCGTATATTATTCAACAGTGTCAAGCTTAGACACATTTCGGATAATTATACTAATCTTATTGCTCGGAATTATCGTCGGCATACACGGCCTCTCACATCTTGGGTTAGAGTATGTCTATGGATATAGTCCGTATAGAATGATATTCGGCGACAAGAATCACGCGTGTAATTGCCCGTACTGCCCTATGATGAGACAGTATTTTAAGAAAAAGGCAGAAGAAGGATTCCAGTGCCCTATGATGAGTGGCCAGGAGTGCCCTATGATGAGAAGCACCACATGTGCTCTAAGAGGCGTCTAAATTCGTCCCACACAAAGAATCTATCCAACCTTCTCCATAATTATATCCAGGGTGTTTGTGATGGAGTAAATGGTGATTGCCTATCAGCCAAGCACATCGCCAATCATGCCGCATCATCCCACGCACATTGAGAAATGCCAGAACCAGAAAAGTATCTACCCACCTATATTGGAAGAAAAAATACGGAAAAAACATGCCAATACCCTGGGAGCCGAGCTCCCAGCTGTTGCTTCGCAACTGGAAAGGCCCTTCCAACCAATGCCCTGTATATGTATCCATCCATTGTAAGTTAGTTGGGTTAGAGGAATGGTGAATGCTGTGATATGCGTATAAAAACCGGCTATGTAGCATCACATGTGATATATAAAACCATATATCATATGTGAGTATCGGTAACAGGAGTAGCATCCAATTAATAACCCCTTTTACACAAACTTTATGCTTCTTCTGCCTTCTGCCGCCGCAAAATCAACGCAAGGGATGTCCATATAACTTCGCCTCCAACGGGCGGTAAAACCAGCGCTGTCCTTTCACTTTCGCCGCGTCCATATATCGCAGCATTAGGTCGCACGCTGTGCATATACGTGTAGAGTTCTTCAGTCTTTTACTTTCAGGAGGGTCATGAACGAATCCGAGGTCGTCCATATTTGCTGCTCTCAGCGTAGCACCGAATTTGTCCAGCAATTTCAATTCATAGTCAATCTTGGAATTGATAGCACATTCTGCGCCGCGCCCCACCTTTCCTTTTGGCGCAGGAGGCTTTCCTTTCTTGAATACAAACTTTGTTTTCTTCGGATTATATAAGATAAACCCATAATCATACCCTGTATATCTGTTGTCAAGAGGTTTCTGGAGAATAGGGTCCTCCCCAACCTCCTTTGACAAAACTTCCGCAACACCACGAGAACAAGGAGCAGTCTTACCGCCTTCCCCAATACAAATATATTCAATCACATTATTGAAATTTAAGAAACGTATATACGTATCTCCATCCAGTGTCCAGAAACAATCTTTCGCAACCCCTTTTATAATGGGGTCATTCACATTGATATTCAATAATTCTCGGCGTGTTCCAAAGGTAATAAATTCATCCCAGAAATACTCAAGAACACATTTGGAAAATCTTTCTCTTTCCACAATCTTATCTTTTATATTTTTATAGATACGCACAATCACTTCCACACGCTCCTCCTGCGTTTTCATAATTCCAGTAGATTCTTTTAGGTTTTCTACTTCTACGAGAATATTCGGAGGAACTTCTGTGTCAGACGCCACTCCATTCTTAATATCATCCGCCCATTCTAATACCTCGTTCCACAAGGCTTCGCTATCATCTTCTCCCGCTGAGATTTTCTTGGATAGCTCCTCCCCAACCAATCCAGCAACATCATCCACCTCCTTTTTCACTTCTATTGCCTTTGGCTCATAATGGTCTCGTAAGATAGGTATAGAAGCAACACGAATCGCAATAGGAATACGAGTATCCTTTATTTTATCAGGCTGGAATACGTAAAAACCATTCTTATATAAAATACGCCCATCTTCTACACTACCCTCTCTATCTAGACGTATTTTCATCTCTTTTTGTTGGACCATTTCCGCCATAAGAGCAGCAAGAAGAGGTCTAGGTATTGTGTTAAAGTGTGTGTGTATCGTTTCAAACGTAATAAAAGATTGTCCTCTTTCTCCAAACAATTCTTGGATATATTTACGCAGTGTGCTCAGCTGATATCTCGCCGTGTATTCGTCATACGTGGAAGAATCCTGGGCCTCCAGTGGGACTACCATCTGCATGGGCGTGGAAGAGGCGGGAGAAAAACAGTCATATTGGCATTTATCCAACCAGTCGCACATAGAGGTGAGAGGCGTATCGTTTCTATTTACGTCTGTCCGTTTATCTCCCTGGCTGTCATATAACATTTTCACGGGGTCCAGGCCTTCCACTACAATCGCGTCCCTGTTCAGACTACAATCCATCGCATACTCCTTTAACACACGTGTGACATTTCCTACAGTAACGGCCTTCTTTAGAGCAGTGCGGTATGAATACATATCAATTGTTTCTAACGCAGGGTTGGACGCATATTGATTCACTAGCAACGTGACGGTGCAGTTCTTCTTGTTATCGTCCAATGCGGCATGGGAGCAATTACGAATACCACGACCAATAATCTGCTCTAACTTATTCAAGTGATACCAGCTGTCAAATACAATGACTTCGCGAATATATCTCAAATCCAGACCCTCTCCAGCAATTTGAGAGCCTATGACCACTTTCACCTCCTCACCCATCGTGTTTTTGGGAGACCTGGTCGCATTTATGGACAGTGCGTTATTTGGTGAGATTTCTTCAGAACCTGTTAGCAACACATACTTGGCGGGCTTGAATGTATGTTTCACGACCTCTTTGTCGGCATCAGGCGCAGATGCTTCTACTGTGCCATGCCCCTTCTCCCTTCTTTCACACAGAGCACATTGACGTCCTTCCGTTCTTTGATTGCCGTCCAAGAAAAGGGGCGGGCCTACCGCTGGCGTATATCCATTTGCTTCCAGAGCAAACGCAATTGTCAGCGCACCACTCGCCACGAAACGACTATAGACAAACGCCACGCCTTTTCCCCCGTTCAAACGTTTTAGAAGAGCAGCGCACTTGCCACTCGCAGCTGGTAAATTTTCCTCTAACAGCCAAGACGGGTCTAGCCCATCTCTACATTTATACTGCGCCAATACACCCCGTTTTTCTTTTACGAATGTATTATCAAACCCGCCTTGACGAATTCTATCCAGAATATCATCGCCTTCCTCGCCTGGGAAAATCCAATTGCCGGCCTGGATTAGCAAATCCATATTCGTAATACCAAGGCCTTCTGAGGATTTCAGAATCTCGGTCGCCTTTGCCTTATATAGATTCTCCACTTCTGGGCTGAAAGAAGCACCTACACACGGCAGAATAGCAACTCGCTCTCTTTCCCTAGGGATAATGGGAACACCCTTTGGCGTAGTCTTGGGCCAAACCTTCACACGTGTTTCTGATTGCGGCTCAAGACGCAGAGGAAATGTGAGAGGATTCTCACCACGCATGAAAGAAATGTAATTGGACGCAATGGACCCGAGCAATTTTCTGCCGCCTTTTTCTTCATTGAAAATCTCTTTCTTCAAATCAAATATATCTTCGGGGGATAATCTGGGAAACTTGTCATTGATTAATAATAAATTGAGTAAAAACACAATTTCCACATAAGAATTATACATTGGAGTCGCTGTCATTAATACCAAAGTAATACCCTCTGACACCTCTAAAACTTCCTGTAGATATGGAGTCAGCTTCTTACCCCCCTTTGAATCAGCCGTATCTTGGGGACTGATATCATCTGCCTCACCTTCGGCTTCCGCTTCGGCAGAAGAAGCAGAAGCAGCAACAGCAGAAACAGTATCGCGCAAATTGTGCGCCTCATCAACGATGATAACACGGTTTGAGAATTCTGTGCGTAGGATATTCAGTTTCAGTGTTTCGAGCTGCTCGGCTGGAATATTCGTAGGGAGTTTCCCAAGAACTTTGCGAATGTGATTATAGAACGAAGTATAACCAAAGAATTCATACCGAGACTTGATTGCTTTTGCGACCTTCTGGTCTATTACTTTCACGTCTCTTTCCATAAACGTTCCCGTTAGAGAAAGATATATATCACCTGTGCAACCACGGTGACTATTATCGGTTGTGCCCTTTCCTATTCTCAGCCCTTCCTTGTCAAAAATCGTCCTTCTGAATCCCTCCTGGATATTGGGAGGAGCAATAATATACACCTTTCTCCCAGGATACGACTCCAAATACGACTCACACACCGTGATAGCAGCACACGTCTTACCAACACCCACACCGTGATAAAACAAACAGGAATTATAGGGAGTTCTAGGTGATAAGACACGCGATACAAATCGCTGGACGGAGCTCAGCTCAAAATCTTCCGATGATCTACACTGAACTTTCCCTTCCGCAAGACTGTCTTTAATGGATTTTTGTTTTGATTCCTGGAATTCCCTCTTTCGCAAAAGCTTTGGGAGAAATGACGGGTCTTTTAGGTCCGGATATAGACCACCATCTAATTCCAATTGGTCTTCTAGCTGACTTGGAAAGATACCTGCGCTTTGCATCTGTGTAAGAAGGTTGTCTCTCTCGTCCATGTCAGTTTCAGACCGCCATCTTTCCAATAATGCCTGTGCTTCAGGAGAGGCGGCTGCCATTCTAATTATATGAAGAAACAGTTCAGTGAGCCAATTAATGCCGCGCCGCTCTTTGTTTGGGGGCAGGAGCAGGAGCAGGCGCCGCGGCCTTTTTATGTGGCTGTAGCTGCACATGTGTCTGTGCCTGGGCATGGGCCTGCGCCTGTGCCTGTGCCTGTGCCCCAATAGGAAATGGGCACAGGTTTCTGAAGATGGACGCCGCCCGCAAAAGCACTTCGCGCTTCTCCACATTCTCTGGCCTTATATACGAGAGGCCTTGCTCCACAGAAACCCACTTCAAATCGCCAATCTCCTTTCGCATGTGGTCGTTTTCCTTGTCAAATATAATATTCATATCAGGAGAAACCCATACGAGGAAATACTTGTGACAGTAATGGACGTGGTTGCTACCGAAAAATGATTCTACCAGCGGCTCCAAGTTCTGGATAGGTGTAACTTGTGACTCTTGGACGCCGGTCTCCTCAAACATTTCGCGCATCGCACACACATAATCGCTTTCTTGAGAATCGCGACGACCCTTGGGAAATCCCCACTCTGGCGTAGCAGGCGCAGGCTCGCATGACGCAAGAATATCTCTCGATGTCCATACTCTGCCAGACGCATCAGTGACACCCTTGTGTATCTGTTCCCACTTTGACTTGGCAGTCTCATACTCGTTCTTATATAAGTGGGAATGGTCTAACCCCCACATACCATTCCAAAGAGTCTCAAATGGACCTACACAATATTTCTCACGCTCCTCGGCAGTAATGCCATTCATATGTAGGCGCATATAGTCAATATCTGTCAGCTTATACCTCCCTCGCATAAGCTCAATGAATCCAAGACTATCGCGCCGCTGGATAAGTAAGAATTCTAGTGGCTGATTCTCCATACCAGTCACTAGCCCAGAATTTGTAGAAAGCGCCGTCGCAACATCAAATCCCTTCTGTGGGCGAACCATAATGACTCCGTAACTTGTCACAGGCGCAATACATTGACGGAATGTATGACCCTGGCCGCCACAATTCGTGCATATACTGTTATAGTTATTGTGGTGATAGCGCCCACCGTGGCCTCTGCTGCTGCTGCTGCTGCTGTTCCCGCAATCCATGATTTTCCTGTAATTAATTCTCTCTTGAGTTTTTAGACCTACCGATAGAATGCATATACCTCCCGAAGTTTGGGGACCGTTTTTCTGGCATACAATTCATATCGCTGCTCTAGGATACCCGCAAGAACCTTCTTACGCTCATAAAAAGGCCGCCAAAGATTTTTTTGAATCACTCAAAGTGCTCATACCTTGCCCTATCTGTAAAGATCACTACATCGCCCACTTGGATAAATACCCTATTACACCTCACTTGGACAGACGCTCAGATTTATTCCGCTGGACCGTATTGCTACACAATGAAGTAAATAAAAGTCTGGGTAAGCCAGCATACACGGAAGCCCAGGTTCTAAAAGGATACACAAGACTTGGCTCTATACAGCGTTCTCCTATCTGGACACCTGATGATTTCGCAGAAGCAGATTGGAAAGCTCGTGTCCAAGGTATTGGCCTAGGGGTTGGTATAACAGCCGTGGCTGTTGGAATAATGTGGGCTATTCAATAGAGGATGGAAGACATCCAAGAAGGAGGTTCAACCCTACCCAAAAACAGCGGGGACGCTCTAGATAAATTTCCCGAAGATATATATCTAGGCTTACACATTCCTAAAACATCCCACCCCATCAAAAAGTCAGTGAAAGAGGTGATTGTGAAGCCCGCAATGACAGACGAGGAAATTAAAGCAAAAGAAGGAAAGTATTTCGACGAGGACGACGTGGATAAGATTTATAAGGAGGATGTTGATATATATACGATTGACGCAGAGGGCAACAAGAAACTTCTCGCCAAACTGAGAAAACAAGTCATTGACCCTGACATTATCAAAACCGGCTGGGAGGGCTTCTGGATTACTGCCGCCCCCTCCAGAAATCGCGGCGCAGCAGCTGGCCCGATCGACGTGAATGGTAAATACTGGCAGAAACGAAGCCCTACTCACATCAGTGGCCATTTTGCCACAGCCGGTAAAATGCGCGTAAATAATAACGTATTCAGCTCCGTTCTAGGATATTTCAACGCGACACCATTTATGAAACTTCCATGCCGTCTTACGTCATACACAATGCGCTTTTGGAAATATTACAATCATGGTCTCCCGTTCATACGAGCGATAGACAAATGTTTCAAGACCCTTGTCCCCGATAGATACGAACAACAGCGCAAGGCCGCCGCCCAGAAACCCCTCTTACACATTACTGGAACATCGTTTTCATCTGTCACAATCAATCGCAACTTCCGCACGGCCTTGCATAAGGACGCAGGAGACTTCCGAGATGGATATGGAAATCTTTCCGTCATTGAGCGTGGTCAATACCATGGAGGATACACTCTTTTTCCGCAATATAGAATTGGGTTTGATATCCGCACAGGAGATTTCTTAGCCATGGACGTCCATGAATGGCACTGTAACACAGAATTATATGAGACAGCGGAAGATAAAAAGGCGAATAAGGATTTGCCAAAAATCCACAAGGACGACCCTGAGACTGGGACACTCGGCTCTGATAAGTCATTTAGCCGTGTTTCTTTCGTATGCTACTTGCGTGAAAAGCTACGGGAATGTAACGATGGGCAAACGAGAAAATATTTCAAGAAAATTGGATTCAATCCTAAATCTGGTAAATTTAACATAACCCGCAAAAAGAGAGAAGGATGAGCGCTCCTCCTGCAATCGACCAGAGGAACACTACGATTGCTTCGATTCTAGGAAAAACCGCCAGCTCGGCATATTCTACCGTGGGGTCATATGCGACCAGGTCGTATGCGACGTATGCGACAGGTGAAAACGGGAATTACACGCTACAAGTTCTATTTTATTTGTTCATGTATGCGTTTCTTTTATTCCTTATCCTTGTCCTAGTTCATTTTACAATCACACCGGTTTTCAAATTCACCCCTGGTGCGGCAGGCATCATAGGCATCCCCGCTTCCACCGACGATAAAGTGTATTGGAACACAAAGTCTCAACCGCCAAGCGAAGACCGTGTTCCGAAGGAAGAGGATTCGTCCATCGTATCGGCCGATTTCACAAACAATTTCTCCTTTTCCGTGGATTTATATGTTCGCAAGATTGCCGATACAAATGCCAATGCGCGAGTGATTCTTTATAAGACATTCAGATACGGAAACGACTTATCCACGCCGATTCCGTCGCCACTCACCGCGAGCCCAGAAAGCACAGAAGTCTTAGAAACATATATGAGCTCTCGCAGCTCCATGTATATGTATTTGACTGATACGAACGACCTTGGTGTAACGTTTTTCTGCTCTTCTTCTGGGACACCGTATAGTATCAAACAAATCGCGAATATACCCTTTTACACACCTTTCCGAGTCACATGCGTCGTAGAAAATAAGACATTTACAGTATATTTGAATGGAAAACAAACATTCCAGCGCAGCACTCCTTCGCCCATCACACTCAATTCTTCCCATAGTTTAATCACGGCGAATCAACGCTTCTATGCTCCTCCCGCTTGGGCAGATTCGCCGACGAAAACAATTTTCTTACAGAATTTCCATGTTTGGCCGAGAGCTATCACTTACGCAGAAGTCCAAAAGGCACAACCGGCTCTCGCACGTGCCCAAGATTTCGGCATGGGCCCTGAGGCTGGCGTGACTTCTTGCTCTTAGACCCGTGGCTTTTGCTAAATTCTATGATATACTAGTGTCACAAATTATATTTCTAATAGGCATAACCTTTATCCTAATAGAACTGTATCTAGCGACTTAGAAACTCCCGCCCAGAAATAGAATGCTAGTAGAGGCAATACTCTTCGTAGCTGTTGCTCTTCTTATATCATATTTTGTAATCCAATTTATAAAGAGACCTGTAAAATACCAAGGTGCGCCCATGTATGATTTATCAAAGGAAGGAACACGTGTTCTATCCAGCTCAGATTTCTCATGGACAAATGAGGCATGCTCCTTACGATTTGCCATCTTTGTAGAAAGTGCTCCCAGGACTGTGTCAAAGGTTGATTGTATTGCGTCTGGGGCATCGACCGCCTTCGCCCCTTCCTGCTCTGACTATGAGTATAAGCGATGCGCGTGTAATGGCGTCGATTGCACCGGCTGTAACATACAAGGAAATTATTTAACAAACCTTCTATCGTATGGGGGCAATCTACAGCTCTGGGCATCTGGCTACACTTCTCAGAACGACAAACCGTATGTTCCTGCTATTTTGAAGGTAACAACCGCCTCATCCCCGAGCCAAAGTTATGTGGAAAGCATTACTCTTCCGGCGATTCCTCTCCAAAAATGGACGGTCATCACGATTGTAAAAGAGGGTCGCAGATTTGACGTGTATTACGGGGCGAAGGCAGTTGCCACAAAGCTGCTTGATTACCCTCCCCTATCAAGCATCGTCACGTCTGGATGGACGGCAGGTAACTCTCGGTGGGCCGGTAAAATCGGCCTATTTTCCGGCGTAAAAAAGACACAGACAAGTGTCGACGTGCTGACTGATGTTCAGGCCCTCGTAAATACACGCGGCATTCCCTTTTACTTGGATGAACTAAACTTTGACTTCAACGTCACAATTCCTAAATGTTTGTTTGGCAATTGTAATAAGCTGCCCGACGTAAAACCGCTAAACCCATTTAGCAGATATGTTACAAACGTCCAGTAAATCTTTGCCACTCTATACTGATTGGAAGCAATCACGAAAATATATAATTTAACAACCCTATGGGGGTCTTAAATTATATATTTGACGGTAACAGAATGGATAGGGTAAATAATAATTCTTCAGGAAAGAACTCGGGTACAGGTGCTGTCAAGTTTGTGGTTGGAATCCTCCTATTCATAGCAATTGTAACAGGGATATATTACCTATACAATTTCCTCTATAACGCCACGAGCTCTCAAACCAGCGTGACGATTCTTCCTGGCCCTCTTTCTATGGCCAAGCCGTCCGTCACCGTGAACAGCGCCACAAACGCCGCTGTAGCCCAGGCAAATCTTACGGGCCTTCTGGACGGCGGTCAATACAGCACAAGTCTTTGGATATATGTGAATTCTACGAACGGCGGCGGCCCGAACCCGCCCCTGGTCCATTTACTAGACATCTCCAAGGACAACAAGTCGGCCAGTGCTACGGCTTCTGGAAGAGGAAACACGCTAGTATTCATCGGCCTCAACCCCAAAAATGGAAGCCTCATTGTTCGCCAATCCACGGGTGACGCAACGGATTCCCAGATAGATAACTCCGTGGCTGGAACATCTGGTTCTCATTACCCCCTGACATCCTTAATAAGCAATTACAATACGGCGGGCACAACCACATATACGTCAAAGGATAAGTGCGACATTCTCAACGGCATTGAATATCAGCGCTGGAGTCTGATAACCGTTGTTGGAAATGGAAGAACCCTTGATGTGTATATTGACGGAAAGCTCGCCCGGTCTTGTGTCTATAATTCTCAGTTTGCTCTATCCAGCAGCGACGGCACAGGAACAGCGACCATTGGATATAATAACACAAACCTTAAGGGATTTTTCTCCAACGGCCAGTTCTATAACTACGCCTTGACTCCCGACCAAGTATGGACCAATTATCAGGCGGGTCCTGGTGCTGGTTTCAGCTTCGGCAGCTTCTTCTCCAACCTCTTTAGCACAAATATCTCATTCCAGACAAGTGCTGCTTTGCAGCAATGACCGCATGATAACTTCTATATTCAATGATAGAATGGATACGGCAAGCACAGAAATGTTTCCACAGATAGTCATCGCGCTAGTAATCACGGCGGCTATCTTTTTTATTTACCTCGTAATTGAACAGCTTTGGCGTGCTTATTTGAACTATGGCGCTGCGCGCATTGACGTGTATCCTTACACGGGAGCTTCTTCCAAGACAATTGTCATCCAACAAGACCCCCGTAATCCGAGTAGCAAGACCCTCGCCTTATCGGAAAATCAATTGACCGGCATTGAGTTTTCTTACTCAACATTCCTCTACATTTCCGACGAGAATGACGATAATACGATGGGCTGGAAGTCCGTATTTTACAAGGGTTATGAATCTGGCCCGTTCCCTCTGTGCGGCCCTGGCGTGTTTGTCAGCACCACTTCTTCTACCAGCGGCGGCCCTACCCTCCGTGTTGTAATGAATACGTATGACACGTGGTTCAACACAATCGACGTCAATCAAATCCCTTTCAATAAGTGGATACATCTGGCCCTAGTTCTTCGTAACAATACCATGGAAGTGTATGTGAATGGTAATATTGCGGCCAAGAAGACATTCAACGGGACACTCCCCTACCAGAATTATCAGCCGTTGGTTCTATTTCCTTCTGCGACCACACCCGCCACAGAGTTTGATTCGACAACCACCTCAAAGCATGGCATGCCTGTGGGAGAGAATTTCTTAATCAGAGGTAAATTTTCTGGTTATATCAGCAACTTATCCTATTACACATACGCAATCAGCTATTCTGAGATACAACGGGCTCTCACCGTTGGCCCGAGCTCGAAGTTTGAAGAAAATTCCATGGACAAGCCGCCGTATCTAATTGACAGTTGGTGGACATCGAGGGCCAAGTAATTGGCCCAGCTGTTGCTACCGCAACAAGGGCCAAGTAGTTGACCCCCAGCTGTTGCTACCGCAACAAGGGCCCAGGCATAAAACCCTTTATATAAAGTGAAAGGAGAAGCAGAATGCCCGGTGGTGGCTTATTTAGTCTTGTGGCATATGGCTCACAAAATGTGCTCCTATCTGGCAACCCAGATATGACCTATTTTTACAAGACCTTCAAGAAATACACACACTTTTCGTTGGAGACAACGTCCAGGCTCATGGACGGTCCAACGGATTTCCCCTATGACAAGGGCGTCCAACTCAAAGCCCGTGTGGATCGTGTCGGCGATTTACTCACAGACCTGTATTTCTCTTTCCAGATTCCGGCGATTTACAGCAAATATCAACAAATAAACCCAACCGCCGGTCCGACCAAGCAACAAGAATTCCAATGGGTCCGATATCTCGGCGCAGCCGCCATAGATTCCGTCTATGTGACCGTCGGTCCGAATAAGATTCAAGAATTCACTGGCGAATATCTCATGACAAAGGCGATCATAGACTACCCCGCCGATAAATTCGCCAAGTGGCAGCAAATGGTCGGCGACGTGCCAGAAATCAATGACCCTGCCAATGGATTATATGGAAATGCCACCGCCACCCACGGAGAATACCCCACTGTTTATCCCGATGCGAGAAATCCAGGACAAGGGAATACACCGTCCATACCTGCC